AGGCGTTTCAAGGTGCTTACCTGTGGTCTGCCTCTGGGCTTGGATTTGTTTGTTTTCTTATTATTCATCATTGCAATTTTTACTTGGTTATTGATTTTTCAATTTAGCTTTTCACAATCTGCGACCATCGGGAGCGGATTGCCTCCACTTGGGAGTGGAGCGAGGTTTTTCGGGTGCAATGGCGACCCCGCCGACATTTTTAGGCATCCCGAAAGATAACCTCGCTACACCCCAAGACTGAGGTCTTGCTGCTTCCACCATCATTGACGGTTTTCGATGGTTCCGATAGCTTTTTCTGATTCGATTGGCAACCGTTCATTGTCATAAGTGACCAACAGACTGTGGTCGGAACTTCAGGCTTTCGAGACTGCGGGAAAGCCGTAATGCAGTCCCTCCAGAATGCCGCCCTGCGGTATGGCTGGCATTACGGCATGTAGCCCTGCATTATAACTTTCTCCACTGCTCGAAGTCGGCATCATAGATGTCGATGTGCTGACGGGCGATGTTCTCCAATAAGCCCGAAACACTCATCTTTCGACCTCCGAGTTTGTGGACGTAATCATCGAGCCTGTCCCTTACCTCACAACTGAGAAATACCGGCTTTCGGTCTTTGATGACGGGTACTTTCAGATAGGTGCTGCGGTACTCCTCCAATGAAAGCTTGCGTTGCTTGCTGCTTACTCTGCGTTGGATTGTGGGCGTTACAGGCTGCTCCTCTGTAACGGAAGTTTCTGCTTCCGTTTGGACTCGCTTAGCCATTGACAGGATAGGTTCGGGCATGATGTCGTCAACAGAGAAATTCTCTATTCCCGTACCCTTTGATTCTACCTTTGTTCGGGCATTCCCACTTTCAAATCTGTGAAGTGAATCGGTCGCGATTTCTTCAATGATTTCCTGACATTGTTCGTCTGTGAGATTTACATTTTTTCTTTCCATTGTTTTCATTTTTTAGGGTTATCACTCCGGTCTCAGTGCGCACATTGACCAATTGTCGTGAGCAAAATAAGTGTGTATAATTGGGGCAATGAAACGATTGGGTCAGGTTAGGCAATTAAGTATAGTTCTGCATCTTAGACAGGTAAACGAATGGTGCTGACTGCTCAAAATTTCCATTAACAGAGAGTAGTGGAATATCGAGGACAAAATCTTAATCGAAGAAATTAAGGGCTTAATATTGATTGCGGATAGACGGACTGCCGAAACATCGGGAGTTGGTCTGTCCGCTATCCTGCTATGCCTGATTAGTGGCTGTCCGTTTCGGCTGTTCGGGGCAAAAGTTTGGCAGACGGATAAGTATCGGTCTGACAAACTACAATGCAGCGGACAAGATCCGAAACGGACAGCCACTTGAAACGGAATCCGTGTATAGGTGTGATAACTATACCTGATTGGTGAGTAAAATCATTGCAATAGGCTGTTAAAGTGCCACGAACTACGCCAGATACTGCAATAGGCTTGATGAGTCATTGAAGTGTAACAACTCTTATATTTCTTTGCACCAACAAAACGAAATAACAGCGAAAAGAAAAATGATTGTAACGATGAATATGATAGGATTTAGTGGGGTGATTTATCGCACCGAATATGTAACGGTATGTCAGTCTATGACACGTATAGACACACCCATTGCAGTGTGCTTTTTACTGCTTTTATTTGCAGTGTGAACAACGAAAAATATGTGTAACTATAAATATTGACAACAATGAACATCATCAGTTTTGAAGAGAGAACCTTTGAGGGAATTGCTGCCAAGTTTGAGTACTTCGTGCAGCGAGTGGATAACCTTTGTCGCCGACACGGTGAGAAGAAAATTGACGAGTGGATGGATAACCACGATGTATGCCGAAAGCTGCGTATCAGTCCGAGGACATTGCAAACGCTTCGTGATAACGGAACGCTTGCATTTAGTAAGATTGGTAATAAAACCTATTATCGTCCCGAAGATGTTGAACGCATTATCAAAATTGTGGAGGATAGACGCAAGGAAGCCAAATGGCGAGGTAAAACCATTTGACAGAGTGCAATGACTGAACTAACAACAAATAATACTAAAAGCGTATGAACAATGAGATTCGAGAAAAAGACCACGAGTGGGTGAAGATGTTCCACACAAGCATCGACAGGCTATTAGTGTCGATTGAGAAGTTATTTGAGAGCCGACAGCCGGGTGCGTTCAACGATGAACTGCTGACCGACAAAGAAGTCGCACACATTTTGAAAGTAAGCCGAAGAACTTTGCTGGATTATCGTAACAATGGCATCCTGTCCTACATTCAGGTAGGAGGTAAAATCCTCTACCGTACCTCCGATGTACAGCGGACAATAATGAGCGGATTCAAGGAGGCGTATAGGCTACGGGATAGCGGATAGATTATTTTTCTGGAGGGAGTGCAGTTTACCGGCTGCCCAATTATTATGATTCCTAAAAGACACCCCTCCATGTATAGAAAGGGAAACAGCGTACATATCGGGCTATCAATTATAAAGTCTGTTTGTACGCTGTTCTTTTGAAGTTTATTACTTTTCCGTCAGTCGCTTGTTTCCGTTGCCGTCTGCATTGTTAAGTACAGGGCTTGAAAGTTGAAAGGTTTTCGGGCTGAATACTCTCCGTAGGAGGCAGATTCTGCCCGAAAACCTTTCAACTTTCAAATACGGTCTGTACTACCTTTGCAGACGAGCTTAGGAAACGGGCAACTTACGGAATCGGAATACTAATTGAAAATTGAGCCATTTTTTCTAAATTCGTTTGCGAACAGAACAATCCGGCAATCCTTCTTCGCATAGAGCCGATTCATGATATACCGTCTGAAAATCTCACTCTCCCTGCTGTTGATTCTGTATACAACGGCTATAATCATTTCAATGGAATAAGTGTCTATACTTCGCTGCTCAGCAAGTCGGATATATCGCATTGTTTCAGCCTCTGATAATACACCTTCATTATAGATAGCATTGATGGCTTTACGGACATCACGACCATAGACATTGAACAAATCGGCAATCTCCTCCTGCATCATCCAAACGGGTGCGGTGGAAATACCCACCACACCGTTGTTGATTGTTATGATTCCTCGTTTCATACGGCTGCATTATTATTGGTTTTACTTCTTTTTTCTATCAACTTATCCATTTCCTTTGAAATCTTTTCCTCCGTTATCTTCGCATATCCTTGTGTCGTACGAATATTGGAATGTCCCATCATCTTGGCTATGCTCTCTATTGAAATACTCTCTGAAATAAGGAGGACACCAAAACCATGACGGGATTGGTGGTAGGATAAATCATCAGTCCTGCCCAATATTACACCGATTTCCCGTATTTCATGCCAAATGGAATCCCTGCTCGGCAGCGGGAATACAGGGTTATGTATATCGGTGGTGTTGTATAAATCCAAAATCTGCTCGGCTATCGGATGCAATGGGATAACAGCTTCAACTCCCGTTTTCTTGCGGTTGATACGGATGAAGCGTCTGCCTTCGGCTGTCGTTTCAATATGACGGGGATTCAGTTGCTTGATGTCTGCATATGCAAGCCCGGTCAGGCATGAGAAGATGAATGAACGCCTTCCCAATTCCGCCCGTCCGTCATTCAAAGGCATTGCCATTATCCTTTTCATCTCCTCACGGGTTACATACTTGTGTTTAGGGGCAGGCTTCTTTTCATATTCCACTTCCTCACAAGGATTACATCGGAGAATTTCATTGTCTACGGCAAGATAGAGAAGCCTGTTCAGCCAACAAAGACAGCGGTTGGTCTGTGTAGAACTGAAATTCTTGTTTTTCATAAGGAACGCCTTATAACCCTTACCGAAATCTTCCGATATGTCCTCAAAGGAAATATCCCCCTTACCCATAGATGTAAGGTAGTCTGCTAAATATTTCTGAAAATATTGGGAATGTCTGTATGTGGATATTGAATTGATTTCCTTACTGCGTATCCTCAAACGTTCACGTTCAATTTCTCCCATCTGTAGCAGATGTGTAGGAACGATGAACTGTCTGGTAATACGGTTCTTGATGATTTCTGCACTGACAACACCTTGCGTCTTGAGAATATCCTCATAACACTGTTCGATGTACTTGCGGTATTCCTGTAATCTGTTGTTTTCCCTTACGGTACGTACCGTTCCGTTTTTGGCATTCCAATCCTCCGGCTTACAGCAAATGCCTGTGGTCATGACGGTATTCTTTCCGTCAATGGTGATACGGCACATGACAGCGGTCGTGCCGTCTGCCTTGATTCTATTGCGGTTGATATAAAATAGTATTGAAAATGTACTTCTCATAATGTATGGTTTTTAGGGTTATAATACAAGTTTGAAATCTCGGGTCGCCCCGATGAGTTTGTCCATGTCCTCAAACAGCTTCTTCGGAGTTACACGGGCATATACTTGTGTGGTCTGTATATTGCTATGTCCCAACATTTTTGAAATGGTTTCAATCGGAACTCCTGCTTCGAGAGTAATGAGCGAAGCAAATGAGTGACGTCCAACATGGTAGCTGACATCCTCCTTCACATCTGCCAATACAGCCAATGCCTTCATATGGTTTCTAAGGCTCGGATAATGAATCATGGGAAACAGCGTGTCTCTCTCATCATCGTGATATTTCTCTATCAGGGCTATGGCTTCGGGCAACAGTTTTACGATTGCCCTCAGTTCATTCTTCTTTCTGCGGTATTTCAGCCACAACTTCCCGTCTTCATCGGTATAGAGGTTTTCTTTGGTAACGGTTACGGCATCTATGTATGCAACACCCGTATAGCAGGCGAAAAGAAACAGATCCCTTGCAAGACGGTGGGAAGTACGGTGTGGGGCTATCTCCACATCACGGATTTTCTCGAAACTCTCACGGCTCAAAGCCCTCGGTGTCTTGAGGGTCTGTTTCGGAAGTACATAATGTTGGAAGAAGAATCTTTCGGAATGTCCTTCATTGTAGGCTTTCCTGCATACTTTCTTGATGATGGCAAGATAATGGCGTGCGGTATCTACGGCATGTCCTTTTTCATCGAGAATGAAGTTCTCATAATCATGGATGAATTGTTCGGTAAGTTGCCCAAAAGCCAAGTCCTTTGTCTTGAACTTGGTTTCGATGAACTCACGTAAGGTACGGCAAGTATAGTCATACGCCGGGTATGTACCTTTGGCACGGTCAATTCCTATACGGCTCTTGACTTCATCACGAACGGCATCGGCCATTTTCAGGAAGGTCATTTGGGTATTCATACTCCCTTGAAAAGCGTCCTTGACGGAGGTTGCATCGAAATCAACTTTTCGTTCCATGAGGGAATCGAATGCGGCATTGATGTCAAGCAATAACTTTTCAATCTTGGCATTGGTTTCTACTGCCTCCCTGCTCTTGCCGTTGAGTCGGCTTTCACGAGGATTCCATAATTCGGGAGTACACGACAGCTTGCTACTGAACTGTGCCATCGTTCGGTTTACGGTAATTCGCCCCATAATGGGAGCCTTGCCCAATTTGTCCAATCCACTCTTTTTTAGGTAGAGTAACACCTTGAATTTTTCTACTTTCA